CAAGAGACTACCATCACATCCTGCATCATCTTCAACACATCCATCTTCGTCTAGAGCGAATGCAGCTGACCTATTTTCATTTTGGGATGCAAGAACCTTAGATCGGGACTTAGGACGTGCCACCAGCATTGGTTTTATACAGTTTAAAACCAGACATTCTTTTATCTATAATGAATATCTTGTTGACGCTACGGTAGAACAAATAGGCATCTCAAATCTAAAGATTTATATTATATAATATAAATACAAAACTAAAATGACAAGAACTGCCTCTACCAAAGTCGTATCCTTGTCAAATACTACAAGTCAAAACTTTAAATCTGAATTATCAAATACTAAGACAAACCGGAAAACTGATCTAATCAAAACATCTGACGGATTGTTTAACTGTTCTTTGAAGTTACCTAATGGCTCTAGTATGATTATCCCAATGAGAGAAGACGGTATGATAAACGCTACTATGTTATGCAAAGCTCATGGTAAAAAATTATTAGCAGATTATAATAGAAATAAACAAACAAAAGAATATTTAGAAGAATTATCAATCAATATGGGAATTCCCATATTGGAATTATTTGTCACAACTGTAGGTGGAAATCACAGTGGTACATGGGTTCATCGAAAAGTAGCTATACATTTGGCTCAATGGTTATCACCAAGTTTTGCAGTACAAGTATCAAATTGGCTTGATGAACTTTTTATTACAGGTAAAGTTGAGTTAGGTCAAGAAAAAAGTAACAAGGAGCTTGAAGAAAAATTTAACCAAAAGATACAATCTCTTCAAAAAACAATAGAGACTGTTGTCAACGAAAATTTGAAAATCAAATCAACTTATTCTCATCTTGCAGAGCTACACGATCAAATCCGAATGAAGAGAAATTATCATAAATTTAAGAAAGGAAACTGTCTATATATCATAACCGATCAGTGGAGAGAAAAAGAATATCTTAAAATAGGCTACACAGATAACATTAATACACGTCTTCAAACATATAGAACCAGTATGCCAGATGTAAAGATAGAATTTTTACTTTATCTTACTGAAAATAAGATTCTAGAAAAATGTTTGAAACTACGTTATGCTAGTAAACTTGTCCAGAAAAATCATGAATATGTTATTGATGCAACTGTAGAACAACTAGTAAAGTCTATAAATAGTTTAACAAAATATCTAAGTATCGAAGCAACAGAAGAAACCAAGTTATCTCTGTATAATGAACCTTACAAGATATACAATTTGGTATTTCTTGATCAAAATGGTAATGTAGAAGATAATACGGATCCTATAGTGCTAGCTTCGCCTGCGAAGCCTATGGGCTTAGAATTGGATTCATCAGATGATGAAAAAGATAATGAGCCTGAGTCTAATACGGAAACAAACAATGATCCTGAATCGGAGCATGATTCTGAATCGGAGCATGATTCTGATTCTGAAGTATACAAGTGTGATATATGTGGTACAGAATATAAAATGAAGGGGCGTTTATTAAACCATATGATTAAAGTTCATAATATCCAAAAAGATGTGAAAGATGATGGAAAGACTTGTCCGATATGTAAGAAAGTTTTTAGAGATCGTGGTAAGAGAAATAGACATGTACGTGGTGTACATGAAAAATCTAGCCAAGTAAAATGCACAGAATGTGATACTAATTGTAGTTCTAATGATGCTCTTATGACTCATATTCGTAATGTACACAAAAAAATTACACAGTCTAAGTGTGATCAGTGTGGAAAGATATGTTCAACTGTAGGTAATCTTAAAAAACATATTGAGCAGATGCATAATAAAACGACTTCTGTATCTTGTGATATATGTCATAATATATTTACGAGCCAATGCAACTTGACACAGCATATACTTAAAGTACATGAACGTAAAGAGAAATGTACGTGTCAATTGTGTGGCAAAGAGTTATTGTCGGTATCTGGATTGGAGTATCATATGAGAAAAATTCATAAGGTATAATACCAACTTGTCAATTATCTTATACTATATTCAGTATAAGATAAAATTATTTGTAATTTAAGGCTTTGTCGAAACAACACGCTTAACCTTGCGAACTACCGTCTTCTTTGGAGAAGGCTTCTTTGTCTCAACGTTATCTTCTTCTCCAGATCCCAAGAGACTACCATCACCATCACCATCACCTCGTGCATCATCTTCAACACATCCATCATCGTCTAGAGCGAATGCGGCTGACCTATTTTCATTTTGGGATGCAAGCACCTTAGATCGAGCCTTGGGACGTGCCAAAAGTCTCTTCATACCCATCTTGCTTGGCTCTACAACTGCTTCATACAACTTTACCTGCAGTGAAACTTTTGCACCAACAAAGATAGACTCGATCTTAACTGCACCATTTGCATAACAATGTTTGCCCATCAACTGTCGTGCCTCCATAATGTTATCACCTGTGTCAAAAAACTGTGTAAGGAACTTATCTTGTTTCTTGGAATAAATAAGCTTTGCATATAACGTAGGACCTCGTCCTGGAACAGTTCGAAGTCCAGACTTTCCCTTTTCATCTGTAAACTTCTCTTTTTTCCAATACAAAGGGTTGAAACCTCCCTTTGTCTTCGTCAAATCAGCACGAGTTAAATCAAACATATCAATCTCCTCTCGGTTATCTATGAGATGGTCCATACAGCATTCAACAATATCATTAAAACTGTCAACCCACGCTTTTTCTGCAGGAGTTGGGCCATCACGACTCCACAGACAAAGGGGGAAAGTAAACCCGGTCACATTGCCAGTTTCCTGACTAGTGTTCTCAGATACACCAAACGAGTATAAGCGTTCAGTTGGAATAATTAACTCTCCAATGGATCCATCTTCATTTCTGGTAGAAATATTAATTCGTTTAAACTCAATTTTAACCTTGCTATCTGGAATAGATCCAACAATAGGCTCGGAAAATATCATTCTTTGCTTGGCGTTATAACCCTCAGCGGGCGTCAATTGCGTGTGTTCATTGTCGGACATCTTTGTTTTCTTTTATTCTACTATTTCCTTAAACTTATATTAACTTTTTTCAATTTTATTTTTGCGGATGTAACTTTAAAATGCCGGCTGCTGATGTTTCTGACATATGTGCTCTTCTTCAAAAGTGGTCAGAAACAAAATCAGAAATTATTGAACTAGAAAAGAAGATAGATAAATATAAACGACTTGCTAACAGGATTATGGATAAAAACGAGGGTAATACAATTAACAGCTTGGAATATAAGCTAATACGTAAAGAAATCTCTCGATCCACTATTTCAAAAAAAGATGTACCTAAAGAAACGTGGAATAAATACGCACAAACTTCTACATATATAGCATATTACTTGAGCAAAAAAAAGTAAATTTTTTAAAAAGATAATATGTAAATGGCAAATGTTTATCAAATATCTGATGTAATAGAAACAACTTATGATTGTAGCATACTTGATAGTATTACACCAAAATTACGATATGAGTTTCTTAGACACTTTAGAAGAAGAGAGGCTTATTGTACTTCAATTAAACCTGTCTTAGCAAGACTTATTAATAATTATTATGATAAAACAAAAAGAAAACCTAAAGTTAAATTTATTGGAGGACCAAAAAATCTTACCGTTCATTGGAGTCCTAAATACAATAAGTTGATATATATATTTGGAGAAGTTCATGAAGAAACAACTAACTGTTTCTTAAAATTTCCCGAATCAAAAGTTAGAGAATCCAATAATATCGCGCATATAGAAGATTATATGATAGATTTATATAAAAATACAGACAAATTTATCGATTTTTTTGCGGAATTCCCAGCATTTGGAATAGGAAATTACAATTATTCTAATACTTCATCTAATTATATGCCTTATGAAAACCCTCAATGTCGTTTGAGCAAATTATTTAGACAATTTAAAACTTGTCTAGTAACTGATACACGTCATGCGGATAGGTGCCAATTAGGTCGTGTTCATTTTTTTGATGTTAGGTTTTTTAATTATGCTGCTATGGATAATATATCTAATTTAATGTACCTTTTTAGAATATCTTTCAATGACGGAAAAAAAATAGACGGTGTTCTTAAAAATGTAATAATTATTCAGACTTTAGACTTTTTACAAAACATATTTTGCGGTAGGTCCTCCAATCGTGCAAAAAGATTTTTTTATGCTCATATTTTGGGAAACCCATATAACGTAAGAGAATTAAGTAAACTTGAAACTTTTAGTCTTTATTTATCAGAAGAGCTTAAGGATTTTATTAAAGATGAAATAGACGAAAGTGTTCATACATTTTATGACGTATTTAAAACAAATATCCCTCTGTTAGCAGACTATAATAAGTGGTGTACACAATTAACCGTCGCCCCTCAAAATATTATTGAGTCTTTTAATAAAATTTCGGGATGTTTTATAAATATAGTAACTATTTTGCCTGACATGTATAATTTAGCACGTATGTTTAGAAAATATAATCTAGGAAAACCAGGTTTTCAAGGAGCACTTAGGAATGATCAACCAGCTGAAGCACATAATATAGTTGTATACGCAGGTGATCAGCACTCTCAACGATGTAGAAGATTCTTAAATCGTCTCGATTTTGAAGAAATTGACAAAACAGGACAGGCTGAGAACTCTGATGACACGTGTATAAACATGAAATCAATACGCCAACCATTTTTCTCTATAGATTCTGACATACCAATGAAAATTCCAGAAGGTCTGGAATATGACTTTAATTATGATTTTAAATACGATGTTGGTGCACCCAAGTGGGATCCTATGAAGGGAGTCACATACTAGAAATGATTATGTTTATTCTTACTAATTAGTAAGAATAATTTAGGTTCTATTTAGATTTTAATCTTTTGGAAAATGATTTTGATTCTTCAGATAAGTTTGAATACCATAATAGCATAAAGGTTTATCAGCCTTATCAGGATTAAAACCAAGAAGTTTTTGAAGCTTGGCGTCTGGTAAAATCTGACGCTTGTCTTCTGGATTTTGTAACTTATTTGCAGCAATATAGTCACAAATATACTTAGTAACATCTACTCTAGATCTAAGTTCATCCGCAGGCCATCCGGTAAATTTTGCAAGCTCATTTGATATTCTTACTGGTTTTTGAAATCCAGAATTATGATTATTCTGACGAGGAATAGACGTTTTCTTGATTGCACGTTCGCATTGTACTTTTAGAGACTTTATCTGTTTATTTAGACATCTTAAGAATTTAACGTGACTCTTACTTATTTGACCATCACGTAGTTCTTTAATTTCAGATTCAACCAATGCAATTAACTCCTCAAAACCTGATGTTATTGTTTCTCTATTTGCAAGCTCTTTTGGTTTTTTAGAGGACGTAATTACAATTCCGTCGTCTGGAGAAGAAATATCTGGGTCTTTCTTCGTTCGAGGAATTTTCTTACTAATTGTGTTGTCTGAATCTATAGTTTCTTTATTTACACAATCAGTCTTTGTTACAATTGTTGTATCTGAGACTTTCCGAGGCATTTAAAATTTATTACTTACCAAAAATATCTTTAAGTCAATTTGTTTTTTTCAGGCGCTTTTCAAACTGAAAAATTAAATAATTTATTCTATAATATTAAGTATACATACCTATTGGTGGTTTATCCTGCTTTGGAGCAGGTTTAGTCTTTTTAACCATTTCCATTCCCTTTTCTAAATCTTCTTGGTTCAAAATAAACTTATGCTCTTTTCCAAGAGGTAAAACTCGTCTTGCATGTGCCATTTTGCACTTTGAAATTAAATTAACAATGTCTCTACCAGCGTTCACAAAAAAATCTTTATTCTTTTCTATAATATCACATATTATATCTTTGCTGACTCCAATATCCCAGTTAATATGTTTAACCTTTGCAAGAAAGATATCTGCCAATTCAGGTGATGTATAATCATCAATTTTGTGTTTCCATTGAAAACGACTTTCAAGCCCTCCATTTACAGCAAAGAAACATTTTTGTATATCTTTCTCGTATCCGGCTGCTATACAACAAAAATCATTTGTGTGCTCAGATAAGAAACTACATAATGTATCAATTGCTTCTTTAGAAAACGAATCCTTGTCTTCTTGACCCGGTCCAAGAGAATAAACTTCGTCAATAAACAACACTCCACCTATACATGAATTTAATAATTTTTGTGTCTTTATTGCTGTTTGTCCAAGATATCCGGCAACAAAATCATCACGATGAGCTACTTTAAAAGGACCAGATGCTGACAAAATATCCATTGCTTGATATATTTTTGCTATAATATGAGCAACTGTGGTTTTCCCTGTTCCAGGTGGACCCATCAAGATAGTGTGTAAATACTCATCTGATTTATTTCTTATATGCATACCTTGAATATAATACAAAATTTGATAAAAAATTGACTCTTTTAAAGTTTCCATACCTATTAAATTATTTAATTCTTCCAAATGAGGAGTTAGACGCCAAATCATAACAGTATTGATGTTCTTATAAAAAGTAACATCTTTTCCTATTTGAATAAGATCTTTAATAGAGAGTATTGGAGGTGCATCTGTTATCACAATAGTTGGTCTCCGTCTCTTGTTTATTCCAGAAATATTGGAATTTACATTGTTATCTTTGTCTCTCTTTGGCATCTCTTATCCTTTATTAAAACAATTTTATTCGTTTAGATTATGTGTAAATGTTTCATCTGAAATATCTCCATATCGATTTCTATTTTTGGCCTTTAAATTTTGTTTTGCATTCTTGTAATTTTGCTCCATATTTAAGTATTCTCTCTTATCTTGTATTGTTGCAGATTTTCTAATTTTCCTATCTCTACTACCGTAAGGATTAAAACTCTCATTCAAATTTACTTCCTGTAATACAGATAAGAATTTCCAAGTAAGAGGTACTCCCCACCCATCTTTTGTACGTTGACTCTTTGGATGTTTTTCATATGTTTCCGCATCGCCTTTAACACCTCTTTCAACTGCATACCCAAAATCAATTATAACAACTTTTCCATCTGAAGTGCACATAACATTTCCATCATGTGTGTCTACATGTAACCATCCAGCTTGGCGTATCGTTTCTAAAGCAATCTTTACTTTTTCGAATAAATAATGTGGATCTATATTTTCACAATTGTATAATTTTTCCATTATAATATAACCCTTTTTCTTACAAGTCCAACAATCATATATTTTGGGTACTAAACCAGTTGATTGTAGTTGAATAAGAGCTCTCATTTCATTTTCAAATTCATTATTTTCTTTTTGGATCTTGAGTACATATTGATACTTTTCTTTTTCGTAAGTTACCAATCTAGTTGTACCTGCCGCGCCTGATCCGGTTTTTATTCCTCTTTTCCATAATCTAGAGCAATTACAGTCTTCTTCTCTTATTAGTGTGACTGGTTTATCAATATTAGGACCTACTGGAAAAAATTTTTGTTTAGAGACTTCTGGAACTGAAGGTGGGAGTATTTTTAGAATTGGTTCAATTCGTATTGGCAAACGAGCTGGAGATGGCGAACGAGTAAAAGAAGACCGTGACTGTGTGGGTTGTGGTAAAGGAGCTGGAGATGGCGAACGAGTAAAAGAAGGCAATAATTGTATATGAGGTGGTAAAGGAGCTCTAGGCGGTAAACGAGCAAAAGTCACTGCTCTTGGTGGTAAACGAGCAAAATTCATATGTCTTGGTGGTAAATCATCAAAAGTCACAGCTCTCGGTGGTAAACGAGCAAAATTCATATGTCTTGGTGGTAAAGGTATAAATGTAGATTTTGGTTCATCTGGTATTGATCTTGACACAGCTGTTCTTGAAGAATCTGATAATGAAGTACTATTT